AGGCAAGGACAACTAAGAGTGGGAAACTTGGGGTGGTTGTTCTTCGCTGTAATGGTCAAGGGACATTAGTGTCTGAGTATGCGGCACTATTACCGTTACACGCTTTGGTGGAGCTACTGCTCAGAGCAGGTTATGACAAGATTCCTTTAGAGTTAAATCCCATTAGATGTAACAAATGTGGTGGTTGGATTATTGAGAAAATGGAGTGCAAAACCTGTGAGAAAGAAGCGACTAATGCCAATGTATGAATATCGTTGCCCTATTTGTAATACTCAAATGGAGCTTGAATTATCTATGGATCATGACTTAGTTCGATGCACAGATTGTGGCGCACAAGCTAATCGCATCTATTCAGTACCTGGCTTAATCTTCAAAGGAAAGGGATTCTACTCAACAGATAAGTGATGTAACTCACATATTCATTATGTCCCAATATGTCCTAATTTAGTATGAAATGAGGTCTTGACATGACCAGTACACTCAGAGGGCTAGAGCACATCAGGTGCTCAGAGCGAACCGCTAAGCGGACAGTTCGCTCGGTAGCAATCGTGTTAGGGGCAGCTCTATGCTTCAACATGGTTTCAGCTGCAAGTGCGACAAACGATCCTAATAAACGCATAACATCAAAAGAGTATGCAAGAGGACAATTAACTACAAAAAACTGGAAATGCGTTGCAACACTTTGGGGTAAAGAAAGTGCATGGAATTGGAAAGCCGTAGGTAACTTAAACGGTACTCATCGAGTATATGGAATTCCACAAGGTAAATCAGAGTTCCTAAGAACAGCAAACCCACTACAACAAGTAGATTGGGGATTGCGTTATATAGGTCATAAATATGGATTTGTGCGTACAATAGAGGGCATGCAGCCTAATACATGCGCTGCCTTAAATCATTGGCGTAAAAAGAATTGGTACTAAATGGCAGTATATGGATTGACTGTTAGAGGCTTATGCCATTGTGGTAAGAGGGTAAGAGCTAGAGGTAGGTCCACTAGTGGACTACAGATATATGACACTAAATGCTGGTCCTGTAGATGTGAGTACAGAAAGCATAAGAAAGATAGTTGTCAGTTCTGTGGCTTTGTAGCCACACACCCAGTACAGCTAGATGTAGATCATATAGATGGAGATAGAACAAACAATGATGAGTCAAACCTTATGACCTTATGTGCTAACTGCCATAGGTTAAAGACTCATGTGAACAATGACCATCTTCGAGGTAGAACATGAGTCATGTTAAAAGAAAGAGCAACGACCCTAGAGATAGCAGAGCATGGCGTGCATTGCGTAAGACTATCCTTGCAAGGGATCAGTACATCTGTGCTTACTGTGGTCAGGATGCAGATACTGTGGATCATGTGCATAGCATCAAGAACAACCCAGACATGGCAATGAATCCAGAGAACCTAGTGAGTGCGTGCAGGCGTTGCAATAGCATGAAAGGTTCACGCTCAGAAGGCGTTTTTTTAGCACGCAAGTTCACCCCCCCTGTATTTCCTGCCAATCTTTCCCCGACAACCACCAGTTCGGTCCAAGCCGGTCCGATGTCTGGACAACCTAAACCAAAACTATGACAGTTCAAACCAAAAGAAAAAAGAAGCTTGTTGGGGATTTGAAACCTAGACTCCACAGTCCTTGGCTTAAAGGCAAATCTAGAGTCGATGAGGTTATTGAGTTAGCCGAGAAGATTGGTCAGCCATTACTTGAATGGCAGAAGCTTATTCTTAAAGATATGCTGACGATTGACAACAATAATCAATTCATCAAGCGCAGCACATTGCTTTTAATCGCTAGGCAGTCCGGGAAAAGCCATCTAGCCCGTATGCGTGTCTTGGCAGGCTTATTCTGCTTTGGCGAGAAGGACATCCTCATGATGTCATCAAATAGATCGATGGCACTCAAATCTTTCAACATTATTGCAGACATCATTGAACGCAATGACTTCTTGCGAGTTCAACTAAAGAATGGCGACCCTAAGAAGGGAATCCGTAGAACTAACGGCGATGAGCGCATAATCCTTGAATCAGGAGCGCAGGTAGAAGTTGTGGCAGCTACATCCGATGGAGCGCGTGGTCGAACCGCAGACCTTCTATGGATTGACGAATTACGAGAAGTAACAGAAGTTGCAATGGATGCTTCTAAGAGCGTTACATTGACCAGACCTAATTCCCAGCGACTATTTACATCGAACGCTGGTGATGCGTTCAGCAAAGTGCTCAATGACTTACATGAGCAATGCTTAAACCATCCACCTAAGTCTTTGGGATTCTATGAATACAGCGCACCACCATTCTGTGACATTTGGGATCGTAAAGCTTGGGCTATGGCAAATCCAAGCCTTGGATATTTAATTCCTGAAGAAGCCATCGAAGAAACGATTGCAACATCGACAATGGAAGCGGCGAGAACCGAAACTCTTTGTCAATGGATTTCGTCAATCAGCAGCCCGTTCACTCCTGGCTCTTGGGAAGATATATGCGATAGGTCAATGGAGATGAGTCCAGGACCTTTAACAGTCTTTGCCTTTGATATTGACATGAGTAGAAGAAATGCCGCACTCATAGCAGGACAGATTTTGCCAGATGGTCGAATTGGTGTGGCATTGGTTCAGACTTGGGAATCACAAATCTCAGTAGATGAATTAAAGATTGCAGCAGAGATTAAGGGCTGGTGCGATTCGTACAAACCTAGAGTTGTTTTGTACGATCGTTACACAACGCTCGCAGTAGCTGAGAGATTACAGAAATCAGGCGTAATGGTAGAAACCATTGTAGGAGCTGAGTTCTATGCCGCTTGTTCAACTCTCAAAGACCAAATTGACAACAAGAGAGTTGTTCATGCTGGGCAAGATGTGCTGGATCAACAAATGCAAAACTGCGGAGCAAAAAGCACAGACTCATCTTGGCGTCTTATACGAAAAGCCAGCGCGGGCCCGATTGTTGGACCGATTGGCTTGGCAATGGTGGTAAGTCGATTATCTCAACCACAATCGACACCCCAGATATTTGCCTAGACACGAAACCCCTAAATTGTCAAATATTAGACAAAGTGTGCTAATATGTAAACATGGGTCGCTTACTGCAAACATTCGGACTACAACCTAAACCTTTACTCGAAGCACAGTCAGCACCCCAAGTTTTAGGCGAATACTCGCCTTATGCAATGCCGTTCCAATATGCTTATGTATCACGTACAGAAGCAATTTCAGTTCCAGCATTACAGCGTTGCCGCAATTTACTTGCTGGCACAATCGGCGCAATTCCTTTAGAGCTTTATAAGAAATCTACAAATGAAGAACTTGGCTCACCAGTATGGATGGAGCAACCTTCATATTCACAGCCACGATCAGTAACAATCGCTTGGACTGTTGATTCATTATTATTTTACGGACAAGCCTTCTGGAAGGTTGTTGAAGTCTATAACGAGGATGGCAGACCATCACGCTTTGAATGGATTGCTAACTCTCGCGTAACTGCAACACTTGACAGCACAAATACATTCGTTCGCTCTTACGCAGTAGATGGCATTACATTGCCAATGGACGGATTAGGTTCACTAATCACATTCCAATCATTAGGCGATGGCATTCTAAACAGCGGAGTCCAAACAATTCGCGCTGCTATCGATGTGCAAAAGGCAGCAGCTATTGCAGCAGGCACTCCAATGGCTACTGGCTACATCAAGAACAACGGAGCAGACCTCGATCCTAAAGAAGTACAAGGATTACTTAACGCATGGAAGAATGCTCGTAATAACCGTTCAACAGCGTATTTGACAAGCACTCTCGAATATACGCCAGTTTCATTCTCACCAAAAGAGATGATGTATAACGAGGCGATTCAGAATCTTGCCACAGAGATTGCACGCCTTTGCAATGTACCTGCTTATTATGTTTCAGCAGATATGAATAACTCAATGACTTATGCAAATGTTCAAGATGAACGCAAGCAATTTTTGGCATTATCTTTACAGCCATTTATTACAGCGATTGAAGATCGTTTATCAATGGATGATATTACGCCACGCGGTCATGTGGTCAAGTTCGACATTGATAAGAACTTCCTACGCACAGACCCATTGCAAGAACTTGCAGTAATTGAAAAATTGCTATCGCTCGGACTCGTCACAACAGAGCAAGCGATGGAAATGACAGACCTATCACCTAACGGAAGCAACGGTATGGCATGACACAAATCGTAACCCTTACGGCTGAACTCACAGCGGATGCGGCTAGCCGCACCATCTCTGGCAAGATTGTGCCATTGAATGTTGAAGCAGGTTCGACCAATTACGGCAAAGTAATCTTTGAATCAGGATCAATCGAAATTCCAGAAGCCAAGTCAATCAAGTTGCTTAGCCAACACGACACAAAGAAGCCACTTGGTCGCGCTGTTAGCTTCTCAGAATCAGAAAACTCAATCGATGCAGTATTTTCTATTAGCCGTTCACAACGCGGCACAGAGGCACTTATCTTGGCAGAAGAAGGATTGCAGTCCGGACTCAGCATCGGTGCAGAAGTATTAAAGTCAAAGATTAAAGATGGCGTGACTTATGTATCCGCTGCTCGTTTAGTCGAAGTAAGTTTAGTAACAGAGCCAGCATTTAAGTCTGCTCAGGTTACTGATATCGCAGCTGAAGAAGCCGAAAAGGTAGAAGAAGCTGTAACCGAAACCCAACCAAAAGAAAGCGAGACAGTAGTGGAAGAAACCACAGCAGTCGAAGCAACACCATCAGTAGAAGCTGCGGCTGTCGAGGCTGCTCGTCCTACTGTTACAGCAATGGCTTACACAAAGCCACGCATTGAAATCACAGCTGCTAAGTATGCAGAAAACACAATCCGCGCAGCACTAGGTGATGAGTCAGCTCGTCAATACCTACTTGCAGCAGACAACACAACAGATAACGCAGGTCTTGTACCAACACGCCAACTATCTGAAATCATCAACCCACTTAGCACAACAATCCGTCCTTCAATAGATGCAATCTCACGCGGAACTCTACCTGATGCAGGTATGACTTTCGAGATTCCAAAGATTACACAGGTTCCAACTGTTGGCGAAGTTGCAGAAGATGCAGCATTCACAGAGCAAGATCAGAACTCAGCGTTCTTGTCAGTATCTGTTAAGAAGTACGCTGGACAACAGACATTCTCTGTTGAATTGCTAGATCGTACATCACCAGCATTCTTTGATGAGCTAGTTCGCAACATGGCAGCTGCTTACGCAAAGACAACAAACGCAGCAGTAAACGCAGCACTTATCTCAGGTGCATCACTTGATGCAACAACAGTTGCAACATATCCAACAGCATCAGAATTGCTAGGAATTGTTGCTCGTGGTTCAGCTTCTGTTTACGCAGCAACAGCAGGACTTCCAAACCCATTTGCTCGCAACATGGTCGTATCAACAGGACAATGGTCAAACATCATGTCATTGAACGACAATGGTCGCCCAATCTACACAGCAACAAACCCAATGAACGCAGGCGGAGCAGTTGCTCCTACATCACTTCTTGGCAACGTTGCAGGACTCAACCTATACGTTGATCCAACAAACGCTGGCGATGGCGATGGAACAATCCTCATCGTAAACCCAGATGCTTACACATGGTATGAGTCACCAACATACCGCCTTCGTGCAGAATCAACAGCAGCAGGTCAAGTAACTATCGGTTACTACGGCTTCGGTGCAATCGCAACTAAGGTTGCTGCTGGTGCGTTCAAGAACAACAAGGCATAAGTAACACCCTAAGTCGCTGGGAGTGGGGCGCAGCCCTTGCTCCACTCCCAGTCTTTAGAAAGGATATGGAATGTCACTTTGCACAGTTGCAGAACTTCGCTCAGCACTAG